GTTCAGCGATGGCAGCTCACAGTTTGAGTCAGCACCTGCTGGCGTCTACGTTTGCCGCCTGGCGAACCTTGACTCGGTTGATCGTCCTTCATACGACGACCCGAACGTCATGGTCCCTAACTTCAAATTTACGTTTGAGACCACAGAGTATGGCGACTCTGCTGGCAATGCTTACCGCTTCTTCAAGTACACCCGTCAAGGTTACGGCAACGACAAGCAAGCACTCACAATCCTTCTCGATGGCATGCTCGGGCGCCGCTTGACACAGGCGGAGTTTCACCAGCTCGATGTCGATGACCTGCTTGCAAAGCAGTGGATGGTCACTGTAGACGCCAAACTGAACACGCGTGGCAATATGACCAATGCCATCGTTTCGGTCTCTCCTGTGACAGCCAAGAAGAAGCTGACAAAGATTGCACAGCCAGCGATCAAAACCGATGACATCGAAGATCCCTTCGGTGAAGACGCCAGCGAGTAACCATCTCCCGGTTGCCAACGACTCGCTGACGAACCAGGCACATCATCCGAACGGTGTGCCTGGTCTTTTACTTTGAAGGGGAGAATCAATGTCGAAGAACACAAAGCTCGAGGAGCGAACACAACTCCTGGTGCAAATCAAGGAACTTAGAGCTGCTGGTAACAGCATCAGCCGCACCGCGCAGATCATGAAGATGACACGCGGGACAGTCCAGCGATGGATCAATGAAGAAAAGCCAGACAGGGTAGTCAAGAAAATGGACCCGTATATTTCACTCGATGACAAAACCGCAATCGTCATAAAGTGGGCGGAGCTGATTGGCAGCGGTGAGACACGAAGCAAAGCAGCCGAATCAGTCGGTTATCCGACAATGATGCTCAATCGATGGCTGATGTCAGAACCTGCACTACGTGTCGAGTTCCAGGTTTCGGTCGGGAAGACACAAAACAATTACGGTGGTCGTAAGAGCTTCGAGCAAATTCTTGCAGACGTGCGCGCAGGGCGTCCTGTGTGGCGTGATGGCGCTCGTTTCAAGATTCAACTGGTAGAAGCTGCGCTGATGCGATACGAGCTCGATGGCGCTAACGTGTGGAGGTGCAAGGGTTTTGCAACGTTATCAGGCAATGATGTCCTGGCGCGAGATTGGACGGTTATAGAATGAAGTTCTCTGAAGTTATTCAACACCTGATGCATGGCAAACCGATCACACGCGTATGCTTTGACCACGATGTTTACATCCGATACTCAGACCTTTTCGAGGCATTCATGATGCATACGGGTGATGAGTCGAAGACTCTACAAGGCCTCACACTTGATCCTGAATCGCTGTTCGCGACTGACTGGATGTGGGGCGAAGATCACCCTGTAAAGGATGAGATCACATGGACACGGACCACATCATAAAGACCATCATGGCCAAGCCATGGTCCAACACTTACAGTTTGCTCAAGGCCATCGGAGCGTCCAGCAACCAGGTCGATGAGGCATGGCGCGACTACCGTCGCAAGTACATGCGGAGTCAGCGCTGGCAGGACATTCGCACAAAGGCGCTCGAACGCAGCTGTAGGACATGTGAGCAGTGTGGCCGTCGACAGGACGACGGCTACAAGCTCGATGTCCATCATGTGACGTACATTCGCCTCGGCGGTGAGCTGATGGAAGATGTCCAGGTGCTGTGCTACATGTGCCACGGGCAAATGCACTACAGGCGCAAAGTGCGTCAGGATGCGCCAGAATAGACACATGGCACGAGGTAACACTACAGATCCGGAGATTCTTGCACAGGTAGAATCAGCGCTCATCGCCGGTCAAAGTCCATCTGTGATTGCAAGGTCGTGTGGTCTACCACGCACGACCATCATTTCCATCAGGGACAGAATGAAGGCTCCTGTCGAAGGAAGTCGACACGATATCAGCTCGACGATACTGCCGACAAAGTCTCTTGATGACCTTCTGACCTCGGTACTCGAGGACAGCCTGAAGGCGCTCCAGGCTATAGCACGAACGGCGCAAAGTGAGAGGTACATCAATGGTCAATCAGCTGCCCAAATTGCAGCTCTCCATGAGCGCATTGCGAACTTCTCGATTCAACTTCTCTCCGCCGCAGCAGAACCAGCCGAAGACCAAAACTAGCGCACAAACGTCGACGTGTTACCTCGACTACCTACGAGACACGCTCCCTGCTGGATGGTCATACACTGCACGTCATCTCATCGCCATCGCGTCGCACCTGGACGCAGTCGAGCGTGGTGAGATTGACCGACTCGCGATTCACATGCCACCACGCCACGGCAAGACCGAGACAGTCACGGTCCGCTATGGCGCCTATTGCATCGAGCGTGACCCGGGCGCGAACGTGTTGGTCACTGCTTATAACGAACGCATCGCGAGACGCTTTAGTCGGAAGTCCAGACAGATTGTTTCCTCTAGGACAAAACTCGCGAAGGACAACGCCGCACAGGACGAATGGAGTCTGCCGGAGGGAGGAACCTTCATGGCGCGTGGTGTTGGCTCTCCTCCGACTGGTGTGGGCTTCAGGCGCATCATCATAGATGACCCGATCAGGAGTCGCGAGGATGCCGAATCCGCACTTTTCCGTGACAAAGCCTGGGACTGGTACACCGACGACCTTTACACGCGCCTCGAACCGAAGGGTGCGCTCATCATCGTCTCGACCAGGTGGCATCACGACGACATCACCGCTCGCGCAATCTCATCGGAACCTCATCGATGGACAGTCCTAAATCTTCCAGCCATTGCAGAGGAGTCTGACCAGATCGGTCGAATGCCTGGTGAAGCTTTGTGGCCAGAACGATACGACGTAAAGGAACTCGGACGCATCAAGGAGGTCATGGTCGCGAACTCTGGAGACTATGGCTGGAGCGCTTTGTACCAGCAACATCCAACACCTCGCGACGGAAGTTTCTTCAAGACTGAACGTATGATCATCGAGCAGGCGACACCGAACATCCAGAAGATGTCTCGCGCCTGGGACCTCGCAGCCACAGCGGGGAGTGGTGACTACACCGTCGGCGTAAAGATGGGCCGTGATACTGATGGTCGTATCTGGATTCTCGATGTCGTGCGAGGGCAGTATGATACTGACCAGCGGGATAAGATTATCCAGCAGACAGCTGCACTTGATGGCAGATCAGTGAGAGTGAGACTGCCACAGGACCCCGGGCAGGCTGGCAAGAGTCAAGCCAGGCATATGCTCAGGCTCCTGCATGGTAGTGCTGTGAACATCCTGCCGGTCACTGGTGCGAAGGATGTTCGAGCCGAACCGTTCGCATCGCAGGTCGCTGGTGGAAACGTGTACATGGTCACAGCTTCGTGGAACCGCGAACTGCTTGATGAACTTCGCGTGTTTCCCCTGGGGAAGAATGACGACATCGTCGATGCTTTGACGGATGCATATGACGAGCTGGTCAGCCGTGTAGGTGGATGGGGTGCAGTCTGATTGATGATAAGGACACAATACAAGTATGGGACTCTTTGACCGCTTTCTCGGAAAAGCAACAGCCTCACCTTCTGCACTGCTTCCGCCTCCGCTGATTCAGCGACAGACGTCCTACTTCACTGGCACTGGAAACGGCGACTTTTGGTCCCTACTGACACGTAACCTTCCAGGCTCAAACTATAACTGGCGCAACCAGGCTGGCGACCTGATGCTCAACTCTATCGTCGCCATCGGCATGGACTGGTACATCCGTAACTGGAGTCAAGGTGTTCCTGTTGTCAGAAGACCGATGCCAGATGGACAGGTCGAGAATGTCGCAGACCATCCGGTCCTACAGCTGCTCTCGCAACCGACGCCGAATGTCCCGCCTTCGCTCGTGTGGTCGTGGATTATCCCTGACTATCAACTCCTGGGAAATGCCTATTTCCGGAAGGTTCGTGTTTCTGGTCGTGTCGTTGGCTTGCAATACCTCGCGGCTGACATGGTGCGTCCTGTAGGCAATAAGGTGAACCCGTTACTGTATTACCAGTACACGGTCGATGGCACGTCCTACAATGTCGCGCTCGAGGACATGATTCACATCCGATATGGTCGAGATCCGCAGGACAGTCGCTTTGGTCGCTCTCCTGTCACGTCTGTTCTTCGTGAGATCGCGACAGACAATGTCGCTGCATCAGCTGCATTCGGCATGGTGCGACACGGTGGCATGCCATCGATGATGGTTGGACCAGACTACAAGGGCGGCGTCGAGGATTTGTCTGAAGATGACGCACGTCAGACGAAGGCGAAACTACAGCAGGACTTCACTGGCGACAGTGCAGGTTCTGTGCTGGTGATGACTGGGCCATTCAAGGTCGAGAAGGTCAGCCATAAACCATCCGAGATGGCGTTCGACGAGATCAGACGCAAACCGGAGGAGCGTGTCTGTGCTGCCATAGGTCTCAATCCTTTGGTCCTTCAACTCGGTAGCGGTCTCGAGAGAGCCACATACAGCAACCTCGAGCAGGCCACACGTTCGGCCTGGACCGACGGAATGATTCCATTGATGCGTCAGATGGCCGAAGCTTTGACCATCGCACTCCTTCCAGACTACGAGGAAACTCAGCCTGGAGATTATCTCGAGTTCGACGTGACAAATGTGCCTGCACTACAGGCTGACTTGAACGAGGACGCTGAACGCGCTGAGAGACTTTATAAGGCTGGCATTGTGGACCTCGCAACCGCCAAGCGTGTCGCAGGCGTGGCTCCTTCAGATGACGACGAAGGTTATTATCATCCGACTGCTGTCCCTGTGCAGATCGGCGCTCAGGAACTTCTGGTCCCTGATGCTGCGCCAGTCTCGACAGCTCGAACTGCCGATGAGACTGCCAAGTTGGTCGGCGCCGCTGGTGCTTTGATTCGTGCTGGCTTTGAGCCAGAAGCGGCACTTCAGGCTGTTGGTCTCAACTCCATTCAGCACCTCGGCCTGTTGCCTGTCACAGTGCGCCAGGAAGAGACCAAAGCATTCGATGATGCATCTGAACCAGGACTGAAGTTCTTTCCTTCCAAAGAAATGAAGGAGGAAGCACAACGCGCCATCGAGTGGCGTGATGCTGGTCGTGATGGCGGGACAGCCGTGGCATGGGCCAGGGCAAATCAGATCATCAATGGTGAAAAGTTATCCGAGTCAACTGTCCTTCGGATGTATTCCTTTTTCCGCAGACACGAAGTAGACAAGCAGGCCGAAGGTTTCCGACCAGGTGAGGATGGTTATCCATCCGCTGGTCGTGTGGCATGGGCTGCATGGGGTGGCGATGCTGGATATCGCTGGGCTACAGCTGCGCGTAAAGAGATTCTTAAGAAGATGGCACCGAAGGAAAACGGGAAGTCATATCATCCGTACTATGGTTACGAGCTGACAGACGCCGATGCCTGATATCTACCAAGTAAACGAGAGCTACCGTAACCGGCTCAGATTCCGTGAGAACGAAGCACTCGCGGAGATGCGCCGGACATACGGTGTTCTCCAGGCTGACAACCTTCAACGCCTCGAAGCGGTGACAACCGCCATCGAGGAAGCACAGGCAGCAGGTGAGGACATCAGTGGCCTCAGCGAGTATATGCTCCGCCTCGAGGCTCTCAACACTCAGATGGCTGAACAGGTCACGCGCTGGGCGCCACAAGCGACCGATATCGCGACAGGCGGACAACGACGCGCAATACAGCTGTCGCTCGACATTCAGGAGGATCTCGTGCGAGCAGTCGCCGGTATTCCTGATTCGGTCTCACTTACTGCTGATCTGATGTGGAACCGACTACCAGTCGAGGCCATAACGAACGTCATCGGCTTCGCCGCCGACGGTTCACCGCTCGGCCTGCTGTTTGATGCCATCGGACCTTTCTCGGCTGACCATGTCACCATCGGTATTGCACAAGGTCTTAATCCTCTACAAGTCGCACGACGCATGGCGCGAACATACGAAACGCTTGCACCATCACGAGCTGCTACCATCGCACGAACAGAGATGATTCGTGCAAACCGAGAAGCACAGCGCCAGACGTTCGAGGCGAATCTGAGCATCGTACGTGGCTGGCGTCGCATCTCAGCGGGGGACGTAAATGTATGTCCAGTTTGTTGGAGTCTCCATGGAGATCCGAATCCTGTTGCAGATGTTGTACCTTCGCATCCAAACTGTAGATGTACGGTCATTCCAATTTGCCCGACGTATGCTGAACTTGCAGGACTTCCACCAGGGAGTTTCGATGAACCGGAAGAAATGCCGGACAAAGAAGAGCAGTTCAGGATGTTGAGTGAGGCGGAACGTCGGCAGGTCTTAGGACCTTCGCGATATCGTTTGTATGAGACAGGTACACCTCTCAGTGCATTCGGTAAAGTAGTTCCGAACGCGGAGTGGGGACCACAGGCAGTGGTCGTGCCAGTCAAGGAGTTATGATGCAGACTATGGTGTCCTTCGGTGATGCAATCAAAGCAGACGATTCAGGTCGTGTGCGTGGTTACCTGGTGCGCTTCGGTGGCGCTGACCTCGAGGGCGACTTCTTCACGTCTAGCACTGATTTCGGTCGACCGATGAAGTCTGGTGATCGTGTGCCTATGAACTTGTACTACCATCATGGCCAGGACAAAACCATCGGGAAGTCCACCATCGGTAGTGGCTACATCACCATGGATGACAAGGGCCTATGGTACGAAGCTCAGATTCAGATGGCTGACGAATACCAGAAGATGATTGCCGACCTCGCGAAGTCTGGCAAACTCGGTTATTCCTCCGGCGCCACAGGTCACATGGTCGAGCGTCGCAAGAGTGCGGATGGTCGCTACGAAATCACACGCTGGCCAATCGGTGAGGCATCGCTCACACCAACACCAGCGGAGCCAATGAACATGGTCAAGTCATTAAAGGACATGTATGGCGAGATGGAGGATGGTATGGAAGAAGAAGAGATGATTATCCCTGTCACGCCTGGTGAGGATGTCGCAACCTTCGTGGAGTCTGTCTATGGCGATCTCGACAAGGAGATGGTCCACGAAGGACTCGAGGCGCTTTATGAGCGTCTATGTGCGGGAGTAACAGCTGCATATGACAGTGGACTCGGCAGTGGACATGTGGATGCCATCATCGATGCATTCGCAGTTCGTGCCAAGGAACTGAACAGCAAAGTAAAGGACCCGGTCGCTGAAGCGCAAAGCCTCAAGGCTATGCTCGAGCGTCCGACGTCCATTCGAGAAGTGGAGCGACGTCTGCGAGATGCAGTCCGTCTCTCACGTAGCGAGTCGACAAGATTCGCCAAAACCATCTGGGCTGAGCTTCGAGACGAAGCGCCGGCGGAAGATGTTTCCATCGTCGAACAACCGAGTAACGTGGATGAAGCGAAGAACGCTCTCCTCCGCGAACTCATGATCTTGGAGTTAAGTCAATGACAATCGAACAACTCGAAGCACAGCGACAGTCTACTATCGCAGCTGCTAAGGAAGTCCTCATCAACGGCGGAGATATGAGTGAAGCAACTCGCCTCCACGCAAATGCAAAGTCCATCAGTGAGCGCATCGATATGCTCAAGGAGTTCGGTTCTGTACCTGCTCCTGTCGCATCCGAAGCACCAAAGCACGAGCCATGGAAGTCTGGCGGAGTAACAAAGAATCCATTCCCAGGATCTCGTGACGAAGCCAACTACAAAGCATACGCATTCGGCCAGTGGGTCCGTGGTACGGTACTCGGCAATGCTAAGGCCGCAAAGTGGTGTGCTGAGAATGGCATCAAGTCGCAGGTAGAAGGAACAGATTCGTCTGGTGGCTACACCGTTCCTGAAATCGTTTCGTCCAGCCTGATCTGGCTCCGCAACGAGTACGGTGTTGCACGTCGCTACAGCCGCATCTACCCGATGACGTCTGACACGCTCAACGTGCCAAACGCATCAACTTCGACCACGACTTACTATCCTGGTGAAGCAACTGCCATTACCGCGAGCGACATCACCTTCTCACAGGTTCAACTGTTGGCGAAGAAACTTGCGATCCTGACCATCGTGTCGAAGGAACTGAACGAAGACACCGTCATCGACTTCGGTGCAGCTTTGGCACAGGATTTCGCATACGGCCTCGCAGCTGCTGAAGACCTCGCTGCATTCCAGGGAGATGGTACTTCCACATATGGTTCCATCACTGGAATCATGCCACGCATCAAGGCTCTCTCCGGAACCTTCTCCAGCATCGCCTCGATGGTCGTCGGTGCTTCTGGTTCGCAGACCAACCTCTCCAGCTTCACCCTAGCGAACTGGCAGTCGATGGTCGCGAAGCTTCAGCCATATGCCACGCAGCCACGCTGGTACATGCACAAGCAGGTGTTCTACAACGGCGTCGCAGACAAGTTGATTGCACTCTCCGGAAATAGCATCATGGACATCCAGAATGCTTACGGTCCTGAACCAACACTCTTCGGTATCCCGATCTCGTTCGTTCAGAACATGCCAAGCGCAACCGGTGTATCCAAGACGATGGCAGTCCTTGGAGACCTCTCCAAGGGTGTCGCTTTCGGTGATCGCCGTGGCGTCAGCGTGGAAGTTTCTGACCAGGTCAAGTTTGTCGAGGACGCTCTCACGTTCAAAGCGACGGAGAGATACGCTTTCAACGTCTTCGATGTTGGAAACGTCAACGCGACTGTCGCCATCAGGTTCCTGGTTCGCTCATCGTTCTTCAGGCCAGCGCCAGCTAGTCTGTAGGACTCTCGTCCACAAAGGGGAGCGGGGTATCCCGTTCCTCTTTTTCTTTTAGGAAGTACACATGCCACTCACTAGGACTCAAGCACTCGAACGCCTCGCATGGATGGTCGCATCTGAGCAGTACCCATTCCTGGACAGCACCGCGCTTCAGCAGCTCGTGGATGACCACGCTCGCTGGACTGTCTGGACTGCGTCGACAGCCTATGTGTATGGCGACATCATTATTCCAACAGTCGCAACCGGACGCCTGTACAAGTGCATAATTGCCGGAACTTCCGACACGACTGAGCCGGAGTTTCCGCAACTTGCATACAACAGCCTCTACACCATCAATGATGGCTCAGGAGACCTGCAATGGCAAGACATCGGACCAGCGAACGTGGAGCGATATGACATCCGCGCAGCTGCGCGACAGGGCTGGATTCGCAAAGCTTCGAGCATCACGCAGCTCATTGACGTGAAGGATGGTCAGGTCGATGCGAAGATGGCTGGACTCCGTGAGCATTGTCTCGACCAGGCGAAGCGGTACAGCCCGATGGTGTTCGTATGATTCCGGCGCAATATGCAACGGCACTCAAGAACGCCATCGCGAACTACGCATACGCTGACCGTGTGCAGATCTGGCGAGCTGTCAATCAATCAGATGGCATCGGTGGCATCGGCCAGCACTGGATACAGGTTGCCGAGATTCGCGCGACGATAACCAACACAGGTGATTCCGAGGCTGTCGTCGGTGGCATGATCGAGATCGGTGGCTCCTGGACGCTGACGTGTTCGCCAGACCTTGAAGTCAAGTCGGATGACAGAATCTACACATCCGGCAATCCGCAGAACCTCGCGCCATACTACGAAGTCATCGGCAGTGACTATGGTCACAGCAATGCAGTGAGCCAGACCATCGGCCTTCGCTATCGCTCCAACGGATAGCGCACGTATTCGCACGTATTCGCACCTAACCGCTCGTATATCCAGTGCGTGGTGGTACGCATCGGCATCATCGCACCATGATAAGTCATAAGATGTACAGTGGAGTGAAGGTATGACAGTCGAGGTCGTTGTAGCACTGGTCGGACAATTAGTCCTGGTATTAGGAGCCGTCATCGGAACCTATACGAAACTACAGGTCAGTATCAATGTCCTGAACGTTGAGCTGAAAAACGTAAACAGCGTACTCACTGGACAGGCACAGGAAGTTCGGCGCATCGAGGAACGCCTCGGTAAACTCGAGAGCCGTGTCGCGATGATAGAAGGATCACTACAAAGATGAACAGCATCAGTATCAAGAGACTCGTGGTCGTTGTGATCGTGGCTTTTGTAGCTGCATTCACCAGTGTATTCGGGGATGGCATCAGGACATCCGAAGCACACGACATCTCGGAGCTGGGCGCAGTGCTGGCACTCTACGGCAGCAAGGCGGTTGCGGCTGGTGTCTCCGCAGCGGTGTCCAGTGTGCTGGCGTTCCTCACGATGCCGTTTAGTGGTACGCAGGTGAACGCACTTAAGGTGGGCAAATGAATCTCCAGAACTATAGGCTTGAGCCTAATCCTAACGTCCCCGGTGACTGGATTGTCTTTGGTGATATCTGCGATGATGCTGGCAACATTCTCGGCACGTTTGGTGAGAATGGTACTAGCGTATTCGGTTGGTGGGTGTTGCAGGATGAGTTCTTTCAAAAAACCTACAGCAATCAGTTTGCTGTTGTTATGGCACAGGAAATCGTGAACGGTACGGCTGAATAATGGCGATTTATTATGTACGTCCAGATGGTAATGATGCTAACACTGGCACTGGTTCAACAACCGCTGGTGCTTGGCAGACTATAACCAAAGCTATTGGTGCGAGTGGTGTTACTCCGGGGGATACGCTTTATATTGCTCCCGGTGCTTACCGAGGGACATTTACAGCTGCATTTACTAACCCAACGAGTGAAGGTCAAAGAGTTACAATCGCTGGTGATCCGACCGCCTCGCAGTTTAGTGGCATTGCAGCTGGTGATGTACTAATCACTAACTATCTTAATGACACAACTGTCCCTGCTAACGGCACAACTCTAACAATCGCAAAAAACTATGTGACACTTACAAAGTTACGCATACAGGGGTACAACGCATCTACTAATGGAGCTGATGTTGCATTACAGGGTGGTAAATTTATCGTAAATAACTGTGTTTTTGAATCAATGTTTCAGTCTGTCAGCAGTGGTCAATTTACCGTTGCAGTAGAAATAACTCAGTCACTTGTTGGGTTAAATTTCTACAATAACTTTGTACGTGGGCAGTTGATAGTTTCACCAACTGGGACGTATACCACCGCTACAGATATGGATGCTCGTGTTTATGCAAACACAATTATCAATACAAAGCAAACCTCAAATCCAGCAGTTGCCACATATAACACTAGCGCAAACGCCGGTGGCTTAAAAATCTATAACAATATCTTGATAGGTAGTTACGGATTTATAAACTCTGGAAATAACGCAAATACAACCTACAAAATTGAACTGTACAACAATCAGATTTTTGCTTCAGTCGTTGGTATTCAAAACAATAGCACAGCATCTATAGTTGAAAACTACAACAATATAAATGCCACTGCCGCAAGGACTTTGTGTAACGCTGGAGCAAACAGTAATGTCAATGGTCGTGTTGCCCTTGACTGGGACTATAGCCGGTTAGTTGGTATCGCAACATTACCAACATTAGCACCTGCCATTGGAAGCATCAACCGTAACGCTGGTACGAATACCTACGTGCCATCTACTGACTTCTTTGGCGTGTCGTGGCTAACACCATCTACCCCTACAATCGGTTCTGTTGAGTATTCGGCAGTTACCACGGCGGGACAATACAACCCAACCGAGCGCAACGCCTCCGCAATCACCATCGCTCCCGGAAGCACCTCACAATCCATAGAACTCTACCTTGGTGCAACAGGTCTCACAGCCTCCACAAGTGGTCTGTCAGCCCGATACAACCGCACACGCACTGCATCTGTAAGCATCCCTCTAGTAGCCCGTACAATCGCTCAGGCGTGGACATCTGGTGGATTTGCCGAGGTAGACGCAACCAACATGCCGGGCGTGTATCGCTTAGACCTTCCTGATGCTGCATTGGCGGCTGGTGCTGACGATGTCACGATTGTTGTACGTGGTGCGTCTGGTACTAACGGTGCGGTAATGACGGTCAAACTATCCTCTGGTGGCTTGACGGCAGCGCAGACAGCCGCAGCGGTCTTTGATGCTGTTGCGTCATCGTACACAACTGCTGGATCAATGGGCGCACGGCTCCTGAAAACTACGGTCGACAATCGTCCTGTGGATGTCGGGACATCGAACCACATTCAGGCTAATGTCCACGCGATCGTAGACAGCACAGCAGCTGCATCTGAGCTATCTGGCGCGCTACTTCACAATGGCAGTGATTACATCTCCGCAGATCTGTTGACGCCTGTGTCAGCTGCGACTAGCGTTCACATCGGGCCTTATCAACTCTTAGCTGATGGTCTCGGTGCAGATCAGCCACTCGATGTCAATGTCGGAACCGCCACGAGCATCGATGTCCAGGTCACCGACGCGAATGGCACAGGCATCGATATCACTGGCGCGACAGTGACGGCGAAGGTTTACAACGCTGGTGGAACACTTGTCGCGACGTACAGCGGAACCGCCACGTATGCGGACAATGGTCGCCTGTCATTCGACTTGACGACTACGGTCACGAACACGTCTGGCACGTACACTGTAACTGTGACCAGGACAACCGGCGCGACAGACACGCAGGTTTTCGGTCCATTGAAACTATACGTGAGGCCAGTATGAGTGTGAACATTATCAACATCACCGAAGACCCGGAACAGGTTGTGCAGCTCGCAGCCTGGACAGGTGACTGGCACACTTACGTGGTGCGTCTGGTCGATTCAAACGGCTCACCGATTGACATCACGACAGGCACTCTCGGAGCAACTTTCACGAACGCCGCCACAGGCATCGCGTACAGCTTCGCTGGAGGAAGTGTCACACTCACGAAGTCAATGGCCACACAGGGCATTGTGACGGTTCTGAACCCGGCTGCTTATCCAACATCTGCGATGGTGCGTCTGACAATCTCGCTCACAGTCTCGACTACCGTGCGACGCTTCGGTCCACTGCTCATCGAGGTGCTGGCTCCGTGACCGTTAAGGTCGACCTCTCCGGCTTTGACGATGCGGAGAAGCGTTTTCGCATGCTGGCTGTATTTCTCCAGAATGCGGTGAGTGCTTCGTATACCGGAATGATTGCACTGATGACTGGTCCAAAATCTGGACGTAGATACAAAGTCGGCAGAACGACATATCAGGCATCCGCGCCAGGACAAGCACCAGCTGTGCGAACTGGATTCCTGCGGACATCCATCACAATCAATAAGGTCAACGATTACGAGTATTTCATCAGCATCGCGGCGCCTTATGGCAAGATACTCGAGTTTAAGAAGAATCGTCCGTTCGCAATACCTGCCAGCACGAAGGCATGGACCGTGTTTCAAGGTGTAGTGAGGAAGTACTTCAATGGTTGAGTCTTTA